CTGCTTGTACTGGTTCGACGGATCGTTCCAGCTCACGAGCGCGACGGTATACCGCGACTTCCGCTCGGACCCAGCATAGTGAAACGCCCCATCGACCACATTGCTCTGCGTATACACATAGACCGGATCGGACGGCATGTCGGCCGTTGCGACGACGTTTCCAGCCCCCCAATATGCTTGACCGCGGAAGATTCCAGCGATGTCCTGCAACACCTTGTATGCATCGGACTGGCTCTGTATCACGCAATTGCAGGTAAAGCGCGGCTCCTGGCCACCCTCCCCGTCCGACACCATGACGTCGCAATACTGAGCAATCTCGTAAAGCGACCACTTATCGATCGACGAGGCATCGATATATTTGCCGCCGCCGTAGCGATCGTTCAACACCAGGTCATAAAACACCCACGCCGGATTATTGGTCCAAGCCTGTTTGAACGTGCCATCCCACACGCCCGAGTATGTGCGCAGATCCGGATCGTAATTGTTCGGGACGCTGATAATGCGCCCCTTGACGTCATACGAGCACGTCGGCACAGCATTGAACGATCGGGCATCGAACGACATGCCGACCAGCGCGCTCATCGGATAGCGCAGCTTCCGGTCGATCACCTCGGTGATCGCCTCGATATTCACTGTGTCCTGAATCGAATTTATATGCTGATTCGGCGTGAGGCGGCGAACCCGGACAAGCCAACCGGTCGACGCCGCTGGCAGCTCGATACGCTCGCTGCGCTCATAGAGCGACGTCGTCTTGCCGTCAAATGCGCTCGACAGCACCTGCGCATAGGAGCCGCCATCCACGGCCACATCGATGGCGTACTCGACCCGATAACCCGTCACGTCGCCGTTCGACTTGTTCTGCTGCTCGAGCGCCGGCACACCGAAGCGAATACGCACTGCGGTCAACTGGACGTTCTGCACTTGACGCACCCAGGGAGCGTCACTCGTCAGCGCCACGCCGACAGCGATCTCATTCTCCACGGCCGGAAATCCGGCCATGTATTCCTGATCCTGCGTGCCCACCCGCGAATCGACGGAATAGTTCGAAAAATTCGCCGAGCCGTCGGGATTTTGAATCGGCGTGCCGTCGAGGTACACCGAGCGCAGCCCGTTAACTAGGCCGACAATCGGCCCCTCGGAAATCAGATCGAGCACGCGCGCGGTAGCCGTCGAATGCAAGCTATCCGGCGATTCGTTCGGGGCGCCGCCACCGCCGCCGCCCTTCGCCCCAGCGATATGCATTTTCATTGTTGATCCTGCGCGAAGATGCCCGAGCTGATCCGCTTCGACCCGACGATCATGCGCCCATACACGATCGGCACGGGCTCACCCTGAGCGGCGCTGTTGACCGGCCCATTGAAGTAATAGGACGTGCCGTTGTCGACCGTGCTCGCTAGGCCGCCCGTTTGCGGACTGATCAGTTGCATGACTCCGCCAAGAGCCAGCGCCGCTCCCATACCGAACACTGCACCCGAACTCAGCGCCGAGATTCCAAACGCACCACCACCGGGAATAAAGAACGACGCCGCAATGAGCGCCGCCCCGAGAATGGTCTGAAACAGGCCGCCACGCTTCGCACCAGCGATGACGGGCGCAATGCGGATCTCTTCGCCACTGACCGGCGAATCCAGATCGTCGCGCGCAAGGTTGTCCCGGCCCACGAACACCGCAAACGTCAACCCCTGCTCACGCGACCTCGCCAGGAACGATTTGAACCCGGGCAGCACCACGCAAAGCGCCCGCGTCGCCTCCAAGGCCGAGCCCACGGCCAAGCGATGCACGCGGCCGAAGCGGGCACCGAGCACGCCGTACAGTCGGATGGTTCGGAGTTGATCGTTCATTCGGCACCTCGATATCGCAGAACAGTTCGCAGGCATTGGAGCCACATGCCGCCCCATACCGCTCGACCGGATAGCCGCCCGTGCATGTGATGCAGGAAACGCCCATCGCCCAAATAAATACCCGCATGATTCGGAACGCCGTTGCGGCTCCGGATCTGCATCAACAGCACATCGCCAACCACCAGCTCCGCATCGCAACCGACGTCCACGAAGCCGGCCGCCCGGTAATTGTCGAGATACAGAGACGAACGGCCGTCGTCCCACCAGTCGTCGCGCCGCTCGAAATCCGGCAGGTCAATCGAGCGCTCCAGGCGATACCAGTCGCGCACGATCGAATAGCAGTCGTGCACGCCATGCACGAACGGCCGCCCGATCAGCGGGGCCACGAAACCGGACGGACCAAACTCGCACCACGCATCGATGTCCACCACGCCGTTCGCCTGGACGCCCAGCGAGACAATGACCCAGCGAGGCACGCCGCTGCACTCGCACATCGCGCGATCCGCGTCACTGGGATGGGCGCGCCCACCAGGATGGGAATGCACCAGCGCAACGATCTCCCCGATGTCTTCCGCACGCGCGAAATCCTCGGGCGCCAGCACGAATTGCTCCGTCGGCGTCGCCGCCTTATTCGTGCAAGCAACGTATCGCTCCTGGCCGTGGTCGAGCACGATCACCCCGACACACTCGCGCGGGTACTCCGCGATCGCGTGCTCGGCGATCGCGGCCTTTATCGATTCGTTCATTTAGGAAAGTGTGTCGCTCAGGAATCCGCCGATCGACAGCGGATTATTTTTACCGAACCGGCATTCGCAGCCGGTTGTTCGCATGCTGCATCGATCGAGCGCGGGATCGCCGACAGGTTGATCGTTCTTGTCGAAATAGGCAGTTCCGGTATAACCGCAGTTCGCATCGCGATATACCCACTGGCAAATGCTGACGATCTGGCGCGCCGGCAGCTGCTGGCCGCCGAAGTCGAGCGGCGATGCGAGCGTAAACTCCACCTGCAAGCCCGGTTGCTCGTCGCTCTTTTGCTCGATCCTCCAGATTTCTGGAGGCATTTCGGTGGTGGGATCGGCCGACGGATTGCCGTCGGCAAAATTTACGGCATCGAGGTATTTCGCGAGTGTGCGACGCCGGCGGACCGTCGCGCCGACCAGATCGCCGAGGTAGACGCAAAGCGCCGATATCGTCCCCTGCACGTCGCCAACGATAAGCTTAGGCGTCGGCTGCTGCGAATCCGTCGTCCGCTTGAACCCGGTTGCCTGGATCGGCCAGGGCTTGTACTCGTTGCCCTGCCACCAGATCGACGACGATTGCAGATGCCCATGGAAGCGCATCATATCGCCGCCGATCCGAGAGCAATCGACCTCGAATAACTCGACCTTGCGCCCGGGCTCAAGGGCTTGAATGTCTGCCGTTATCGGCATTTCCCCACCTTCGCCTCCAGGGCAGCGAGTCGCAGCAACGCGTCCTGAAGCGCAGCGCCAAGGTGCGGGACGAGTTTCGAATAATCGACCTGTTGCGGGACGATCGCCCCCGCTTCCGACACCGCATCTTTTTCTCCGGTCACGGCCTGCGGCACGACTTCCTGTAGTTCGTGGGCAAGCACGTAATATGCTTTCTCGCCGGGGGCTGCCTTAAATTCCCCCTCGTAGAACTTGATGCGCAGGAGCGTTTCAGCCGCCCCATCCAGTGGCGCATAGTTCGCCTTCAGGCGATAGTCCGAACTCGTGTTGTAGGAGATCGAAGTGCCATTCGGCGAGTTGATGCTGCCAATACTTGAACCGGTCACGTAGAACTGAACGAAATTGCTATCCCACTGCCCAGTGACGTTCCCATTTTTACTCAGCCACAGCACCGAAGCCGTCTTGCATTGAGCGACGACGCCGCCAGAACCTTGGAGTGCCGCCCCATCCGCCGCATTCGTGCCGTTGTACAGCCCTGCAATTGCACCGCCCCCGCCGGCCAGAACGCCATTGCTCGAATACATCAGAGCGGAACTGGTCAGAGCACCCGTAAGCGCCCCACCAGCTTTCGGCAGGTAATTCGAAGGAGTGAAGTTCCCAGCGTGCCACATCGCATTTCCGGAAACGGTCGGCGTTGCCGAAAACTGGGCACCCGACGGGCTGTATCTCACCACCTCAGTCGTGTTGCAGGAGATTCCGAATACGCCGTCGCCGATGTGGAATAGTCCCGTGTCGGGCGAGCCATCGTTCTGAAACGAGATCCCCGGCACCTGAACGGTTCCCTCCGGTGCCAAGATCTGACCATTGACGGCCAATGCACCGCCAATGGTGGTCTTCGCCCCGTCACCCGCGATGGTGACCTGGCCGCTCGCAAGGTTCCACCAAAACGGGCGCAGCGCGTTGAAGCTGCCCGTGGCGTTGTTCTTGTCCGTCGACATCAGATAGACGGCGAATCCGTCATTCCTCAGGATCGCGCCGTAGCCACCCTGAATGGCGCGAAGCTGGCCGCCCGATCCGGATGCGTCGATCGTCGTCGCGAGGATGTTCGGGGCCGTCAGCAATCCGCCCGAAGTGATGGCGCCGACCGTGCTCAAGGCGCCACCGATGACCTCGTCCAGTGTGAGGCGCCCGCGCGCGACGACATGCCAGTACGCATTTCCGTCGGAGGCATACTGCACCCAATCCCCCGCGTTGACCTTCGTGATCTGGGCGCCATCACTCGCCTGGAATCCGATATTGACCGCTTGGGCGCCGATGTTGAAGAAGTGGACGATGCCGTTTTGCCGAACCGAATTCGCCAGCGGTAAAACAACGATGCCGCCGGCGGCCTGAAATACGAGACCAAACCGCGCGCCGGCGTCGGTCGCTGCAAGCGTCTTGTTCGCGCTGACGATCTGATAGCCGAGCGGGACACAGGCATCGAGAATCGCCGTATTCGCATTGACCTTGTCATTTGCGGAGCGAACGGTATCGCCGCCAGAGCCATCGGGCGGATTGCCCAGGTTGATGGTTTGAAGTGTCGTCATGATTCGTCAGGGCGAAAAGGTCTGTTCAAACGTCGCCGTCATCGTGTACACGTTGCCGTCCTTCGTCGGACGGCTCCACGTTTCACATACAAACAGCAGAGGCGCAGGCTCGAGGGGCGGCGTCCAATAAAATGACGTCGCCCCACCACGCTCAATGAGGAAGGCCCGGATAGCGGAAATCTTCGCCGAATCCCCCATAAACTGGAGATCGAAAGATGCCGATACGTTGTTGATTCCGTCAGCAAGACGCTGTGCGTAGCCATCGCCGAACTGAGCCTTGCTCACCGCAGCGGTATCCGTACCCGACATGTTGGCAACCGTCGGCACCCATTCAAAAGTGTCAGCCATTCACACTCCCGTATTTCAACTGCCAGGCGAAGCCGCCTTGCCCCTTCATCTTCTGGGCCAGCCGACTATCGACAAGCTTCTGCACCTGCGATTGCAGCCAGGTTGCGTCCGCCTGGTCGAATGAAGCGCCACCGCCCTGGCTGGCGTTCACCGCTATCTGCACATTGGTATCGCCTTGCCGCGCCGGCGCGACGGCCGGCGTGGAGCCCACGACGCCGCCACTTGCGAACCGGGCGAGGCCGGTGATGGACGCCCCATTGTTCAAGGCATCAAGGGTTTCCGCTCCACCGATGCGGCGCATCGTCGCCGCCGTCAAGATTCCCTCGCCGTTGGAAACCCAGGACAAGATACTGTCGCTCGTGCCTGTGCCCGGCCCGCGGATCTCGCCACCATTGGCATGAAACAAAATCGGGCTGCTCGGCGTGTAATAGCTGCCGCTCGACACCGCAAGCTCACTCGAACCACCGAGGCCGAGACCGCCAGCCAATGACATGCCGGCGGAGAACAGCCCCGACAGCCATGACGATGCGCCGGTCGCGGCCTGCGCCACCAGTGCGCGCGCCTGGATTCGAACGATGTCGGCGATGATGCTTGTGGCCAGGCTCGAGAACGACAGCTTGCCGGTGGTAACAAACGTCGTGAATGCGTCTTCCATTCCCTTCGTCAAATCGCCGACCAGCGATCCAACTTGCTGGAATTTGTTCGCCGCCGTGTCCGCATAGTCGTTCACGGCCTTGACCGCACCGCTCGACCAATCCGCATTCATCGCTTTGATTTTGTCGGTCGCGTCTTGCTCGAGCGCGATCCGCGTCGCCTGGTAACGCTGAAGCGCACCGACTTCGTCGTCAAACTGGCTGGTACTGATCTTGTTTTCAGTCAGAGATTTGACGAGATCTGTGTATTTCTGCGCCGCCTCCTTTCCCACTGCGGTGACCCGCGCCAGCTCATCAGCGGCCACCGAACCCAACGACCGCCCGGCGCTCGCCGCATCGATTGCATCGGCACGCTGCTGCAACTCGTTGTCGAGCGCGAGCGTGTACGCTTGCGCGGCCTTGATTTCCTTCTGCTGCAATGCCGCTTGCGCATCCGCGGTCTGCTGATCGTTCGTGAGAATCGCTTGCTGAATAGCTTTTCGCTTATTCTGGAAATCGATCATCGCCGCCTTTTGCTTCTTTCGGCTCGCGAGTTCGATCTCCTGATCAACGATTTTCAGCTCGTCAACATACGCAGCCGCGCGCGCGTCGTGCTCCTCCTGAATAGCCGACCGAGCATCCAACACGCCCTGCTGCTGGAGCGATTTAATGTGATCGATGCTGTCTTTCAGCAGCTTCTCACGCGCGTCCAGCTGCCCCTTCAGATCTTTCAGCCCATCCGTGATCGCGCTCTCGTCCGGCCGCTTGCCGGAATTCTGACCGGCAGCGAAATTGATCTGGCCGACAGGAGCCGGCCTATGCGGCGCTTCGGGAACCTTGTTCGAAAGCACCCTCGACACGAACGAGTCGTATGCCTTCTGCTCGTCCGAAATTGCCTTCGCACCGTCTTTGAAAGCCGCGACGATTCCGGAGAAATCCCCCGCGCCAGCACGATTCGCAACTTGAACGACAGTATTGATTGCCGTGCCAGCCTGCCGAGCCGCTGTGACGATCGCCGCCAGGCCAACGGCCGCATAACGCGTGACAGTGGCGAGCGCGCCATAGAAGTCTTCCAGAATCGGCTTCAACGACGCATTGCCGGACAAAGCCGACGAGATATTGAGGATCGTCGGAAGAAACTCCAACTTCGCGGCGCGGTTCGCGGCCGACATCTTCTCCGAACTCTCGCTCAGTTGCTCCTTGAACGCGGCCAGCTGGGCCACAGTATCCCCGCCGATCACCGCCCCGACATCGGCGGCATCCTTGGATAACTGGTTCAATCCGTCGCTGCCGCGATCGAGCAGCGAAATCAAGTCGGCGCCCGTCGAGCCGAACAACTGATTGGCGACCGCCGCTTTACCAGCGCCGTCTCCTGACGCCGCAAACGCATCGGCAACCTTGAGCAGCAGCTGATCCGGCGCGGTACTTTTCAGCTCAGCCTGCGAAATGCCGAGGGCCTTGAAGGCAGCCGCGGCGTCATGATTCCCATGAATCGCTTCATTCTGAGCCTTCCCAAGATCGTTCAGCGCGCTCGCCGCGTCCTTGGTCGACACCCCCACTACACCAGCAGCGAACCCAAACTGCTGAATCGAATCGGTAGACAGGCCCGTCGATTTCGCGATCTTCTCAACCGACTCGCCATATTCGGCCAGCGCTTCAGCAGCGTGAACCGTCGTCGTGACGGCTACTGCGATCACGCCGATAAAAGCGCCAATCGTCAGGGCGGTTTTATTGAATATCAGCGACGTCGCGTCCGTCTGCTCAGCCAGGACCATCAGCGAGCCGCCGAACTGCTTGAAATTCCCCTGCGACAATTCATGCGCCAGAACCAGCAGTTCACGGCGCGATGCCTGCGTGTTCAGGTTGAACGTATGGACATGCTTCGATGCCTCGTCGTTCGCTTCACCATGCTCCTGGATCTTCGCGATCGCCGCTGCCGTCTCTGCCGACACCCCACGTTGCGCAGCCTCCATGGCAAGCAGCTCAGCGCGAGTTTTACCCAGCGCGGCCGCCTCTTTGGTGACGGCATCCACAAACCGCTGCGTGTCGGCCGCCGCCCGCTCAGCGGAGGCCGCAACACGGGCAGCCTCAGCCGCCGCATCGCGATCCGCCTGCGCCTTAGCCTTCACGGCCGCCGCAGCTGCGGCGTTCGCGCTCGCAACATTCTCGATTTGCTGGATCATCGGCTCGGCCGCTGCCGAGACGCCCAGTGCTGCGGCCCGCTGCCGCAGCAATTCCGTAGTCGACTTACCGGCAGCGTCGGCCTGCCGGCTCAGGCTGCTGATAAACGACGTGATCGCCCGTGAGCTCGCGTCACTGCCATTGATGGCCGCCTCGGCGACCGCGTTTTGCGCTGCCTCGACACGCTTGGCAGCCGCCTCGTTGCTCTCCGCGAATGCCTGCGCCGAGCGCGCGGCCCGGTCCAGCTCTGCGGTATACCCGGTCGCATCCGCCGTGACGCGAGTGATATTTTCATTTGCCACCAGGCACCCCCTGAATCACGGCATTCAGCACGTCATCAACGGCCTGTGCCGCCGCATTTTTCTTTGCCTCGAACGCGGGCCGCTTGAATGGTTTCGCCGCAGCATGCGAGCTGCCATACTCGATAAATCGAAGATAGAAGGCTTCCTTGCTCCACGTCACGATGTACGACGCAATGACGCCCGCCGTCGACACCTCTTTATCGTAGGCGATGATCAGGTTGTCGCGCCCCTTCCCGCTCAACACCGGAACCCGTAATTTCTCTTCCGCGAGAAACACACGCGCTCCCGCCAGAGCTGCACGGCGCAATGTCTCCTCCGTCATGGCCGCCGACAGCGCGCGAATGCCCGCCGTCAGCGTGTCGGGATTTTCCATCACCATCGAGCCGCGCTTCGCCATCATTTCCCTCGATAGAGCGCCGCCCGAATGAGCGCGGCCTGTTGCTTCGGATCGTCGAGCAGGATCTCAGCTTGCGAGTCGTTGTCGGCATGCCGAGCGTCCGCCCATGGAATGAAATCCAGCAGCCCATAGGGTTCGGGCCGCCTCTTCAGATCCCGGTTGACGTTCGCCAACATCGACACGACGCTGCCGGCGCGAAGATCCTCGATTTCGCCCCCCCACGGCTCGAGGCGGAAAAATGCCAGCCAGTGGGCAAATTCATCACTGTCAATCTCGGCCTGGGCACGCTTTACCGACATGCCCAGCTTGAGCGCTAGGCGGTGCCAGAATCGCCGCTCGGGGCGGCTGCGGAGTTTTTTTCCGCTTCCTCCGTACCCGCCGGCCCCATCCGGTTGAGCTTCACTGCCACCCCGGCCACACGCGAAATCGCCGCTGAGCTCTTGGCTTGCAGCGCCGGGATGTCTTCGGTCCCGAACAACGGCGCGCCGCTGTCGTCCACCGCCGTCGCGACGATGATCGCCGCCTCGAAGAAGGACACGGACTTGTTGCCCGCGATGCGCTCCTGCAACGCGTCGCGGGCCGTACCCGACAGCATCACGATCGTGACGCCACCACCCCACTCGGGCACGTCGACGGAAACGGACTTGATGTCCGGTGCGGACAGGATCTGATCTTTGGTCAGCATAGTGATTTAGGCTCCTGCGGCGATCGGCGTCACCGGACCGGTGATTTCCATCGCGATGGTGGATTCGAGCAGCGCGTCGGTGCCGCCCGTGAGCGGGAACGTCTTCACGAGCACATCGAACGTGTCGCCGGTTGCATCCGGCAACTCGATCTTCAGGCCGATCTTCGCGCCGCTGTTCTTTGCGGCCATCAGGGCCGTTTGCCCGGCGTCGGACAGATCACGATTGACCGTGATCGAGAAGGTGCCGTTGTCCGACAGGCCCAGCACCTTCTCTTTCGCCGTGCTGTCGAGATCGGAGGCGTCCAGCACGGTCGGCGTGCCGTCGATGCCGGTGAACGATTTCACGTTCTTCACCTTGGTCCACACGGGCGCCGCCGAGGTGCCGGTATTCACCGACACCTTGCTACCCTGAGCACTGATTGCGGAACTTGCCATTTCATACCTCGCAAAAGAAAACCCGCCAATGTGGCGGGCTTGAAAAGAAAAAATAACGACGATCAGCGATACCAGATGGAAAAATCCTGCCTGCTCCCTCGCAGCTTCGTGTCCGACTCGTAGACACTCACGGCCGATCCGATCGGCGTCGCCAGCACCGGATCGGCTGCCAGCCGGTCACGCACCTGCCCCATGATCAACACGGCCTCGTCGCGCGTCTTCGACCAGACGGCGATCTGCATGCGCGAGTTCTGCGTGTCCGCCGGGCCGTCGAACGTGGCGCCATCCTCGCCACCCACGCTCTGGTAGACGATGTAGGGCTTGTCGACGGGCGACGGCGCCTCGTCGGGATACACGCGGCCATCCGCAAGGCTCTTGATCGCGAGATAAACGACGGATTCAGGCGACGCCATCATCAACCTCCATCAACTTGAAAACCTTCGGCACGACATCGAGAGGACCAGGCTTGATGCTGGCCCCGTCATCTTCGACCAGGGTTCGCACCGTCAACGTGATCGGTTCGTCGACCTCGACGTGCAGATCGAAACCGACACAGCGGCTCGGGATGCCAAGATGCTCGATGAGCAAATCGACAAGCGCCTTACCCTTCCCGGCGTTCGGCACGCACACTTTGCTAACCATCATTCGCTCCCGTTGTGCAGGGAAGATCCGTATATCTCCGGCCCGCGTGGTCAGGCATTGGCTTACCGATATTGAAAATCGGCCCGTCGATCGCCGCACCGTCGACATACGTCAGCAGCACCGCCCGCATGCCGTTGTCGATATCGAGGCGGTACCGAATCCGGATGCTGGCGGACGCTGACGCAACCTCGGATTCCGCCGAGATCGCTTCCTTGCCCGTCAGCATCAACACGTCAGCCCATACCGTGTCCACCTCGACCCAGGCATCCAGCTCCTGGCCGGTCGACGGATCTCGTTCCACGCTGCGGCGCTCGATACGAACACGCCTGTTGAGTTTCCCGATTCGCATGATCAGATCGAATAGATCCGGGCACCATCGAGCAGACCGTCGACGAAGCGCCCGGGAATTTCGTAGGTCTGCACGCTGTCGACAGCCGAGCGGTTCTCGTAGATGGCGCCGATCTGCAACAGCATCCACTCGACCACGCTTTCCGGGACGGTTTCGACGGAATATGCGCCGCATTCAAACTGCACGACCACCTCTCGCGCAGCCGGCGGCGGAATCGTGAGCCGGAGCGAATCGCGGCCCGACAGATAGAAATCCATCGGATCGAGCTGCTGCGCCTGGCCGGTTTCATCGGTATATTTCACCGACGCGATCGCGGTAACGTCGCTCCACAAATACATGGCGCGATCGAATTTTGCGAATCGCTTCTCGCAGGTCTGGGGCAGCAGCGGCCGGCCGAGCTCATGCTCGGCCCGCAAGCGCGCGGACCGGATCGCGCGCTCGATCTGCACGTCCTCCGGCCCCTGGTCCGTCCGCAAATGCTGGCACGCATCCTCGAGCGAAATCGCCTCGGCGCTGGGCGCCGTAATGACGGTTACGGCCATGGCGCCCCCTGATCAGCGCCGCAGACTGCGCGCGAACGCCACCGAAGCCGGGTGGTCGCAGACCGTCCCGGCATCCTTGGCGATGCGCGCGTCGCGCAGGCTCAGCTCGACCACGTCGTTCGGCTTTCCGTGCTCGCATTTCGTGAGCACCCGCACGGGGATCGAATCCTCGCCGGCATCGGCTTTCTTGTCGATATGCAGATCGCCATCGCCCGCCGGCGGCGTTTTCACTGCCGGATCGGGCACGACTGCGGGCTGCACGGGCACGCTCGCCGCGGCCGGCGCCGCCTGGGCCGCCGCATTCGATTTCTTGGACTCGGCTTTCGGGGTATCGGCGCTGTCGCCGAGCAAGCCATTCGGATCGGACATGATTCAACTCCTCGGATTGAGGACTGCGGAGCGCGAACCGCTCCGCGGCCCGGGTTTTACTGCGCTGCTGCGCCGTTCTGGTATGCCTTCACGGCGCCGCCGACGTCGATCAGGTTGCCGCCCTGGCGGTTGAACGCCACGAAACCGATCTGGCCGTTCAGAATGAAATTCGAGTCGGCCATGCGGAACAGCGTCAGATCCATCACACGACGCACCAGGTACTTCGCCATGTCGCCGAACAGAATCGACTTCGCGCCGGCCGCCATCGTGGGCATTTCCTGCGAGATCGTCACGACGCGGTTGAGCACCCGATCGGGAGCGCCACCCGGATTGCCTTGCTCGTAGCCCGGCACGAAGATCGGCCGCCCCTGGGCATCCTTGATTTTCCGAACGACCTTGAGCGAGTCGTCATGCATCATCCAGCCCACGGCCTGGCCGGCGCGATACGCCGGATCGACGCTGTGCTCGAGATCGACGAAATCGTCGTATCCGACCGATGCGTTCGAGCCAGCGGCGCCGACCTTGCCGACGCTCGCCGCCGTGACGATACCGTTCGGTTGGTTCACCCCCGTTCCGACCGTGAAGTGACGCGACGTGATCCGGCCGATCCGCAGCGCGAGCAGGCCGTTGATATAGCCCTCGATGTCGAACATGCTGTCTTGGAGCAATTCGAACGGCACCGCGATCTTCTTCGACGAGTATTTGTATACGTCCATCGAGAGGTTCTGGAACTGCGTTTCACCGAGCGAAACCGGCGCGTTCTGCCCGACGATTTCGCCCTCCTCGGCGGTCGCGTCGGCCGCGGGGAACATCATCGACGCGCCGGTGCTGCTGGTGAACTGCGTGGCGACGGTCAGAATCCCGCCGAACTGCTTGAGCGCCTGCGTGAGCTGCGAGTAATACTCCGTCGCCACCGTATAGCCGCCCTCGGCCGGCGTCGTCGTCGACATCGCGTTCTGCGGCGTCACGCGCATCGCATCCTGCACCTCGCGAGTCACACGCCCACGCATGCGCTGGATGTCCTCGGCTGCCATCGCCGAAATGCCGCCGGTCAGATAGGCGCGCATGGCGCGCGATTCCTCGGACTGGCCGCCGTTCTTCACGTGCTGGCCGGCGTATTCGGCCGTGTTGCCCTCGAGCGCGTTGGCGGCAACCTGCGCGATCAGGGCCTCGTGGCGCTTCACCTCGGCCGTGATGCGCTCGATTTCGGCCATGCCATCGTCGTACACCTTCTGTTGATCGGCGCCCCACTTGTCGCCCGGGTTGTTCTCCATCAGTGCATGGAGATTCTTCGCGGCGGCGTCGCGACGCTCCCGCAATTCCTTGAGATTGACCGGCATATCGTTTCCTTGAGGAAATAAAAAAACCACCCGAAGGTGGCTGGTTTTTCGACGCGGGAAGCGTCAGAGACAAGCGTTCAGTGCAAGCCGTCGCCGCATCGCGGCGAAGTCGGCTGTATTTTCTGGTGCCGGCGGCACCGGAGCCGGCGACGGCTGCGGCGGTTCCGGCTGCGACGGCTTCCGGGCAGCAGGTGCCGGAGGATTTTTGTATGCGGACAGGTTCCAGCGTGCCGAGTTTTCCGGCGTTCCGCCGGCCAGCTCGTCGGCGAACCCAGCCTCGACAGCTTCCTCGGCGGTAAACCAAGTCTCAGCATCCATCCACGCGATGATGTCGTCATTGCTCTGCCCCGTCTTTGCCACATACGAATCGACCAGCGAAGCATCGACCTTGTCGAGCAGTTCGGCAGTCGCACGAAGATCGTCGCCCGTGCCCCAGGCCAGCGCGGAGCCGCGATGGATCATGAACATCGCGCCCTCGGCCATGAGGACCTTGCTGCACGCGATCGCGGGAAACGTCGCCGCGCTGGCCGCGTAGCCATCCACGTGCGCGATGATGTTGGACGGGTGTTCGCGAATGGCCTGGGCCATGGCGCGCGCCTCGAAGACATCGCCGCCAGGCGAGTTGATGCGCAGATGAATCGTCGGCGCGGAGATCGACATCAGCTGCTGCACGAACGAGGCGGCGGAAATTCCACCATACCAATCGTCGGCCGCGATCACGTCGTACAGGTAAATCGTCGCATCGCCGTTCGCGTCGTTCTGAATCCCGAATCGACGAGGCGCCGACCGGTTGTCATTCAGCAGCTGGAGGATCTGGTTTCGCATTGCCCGCCCCATCAAAGAGTTTGTCACCGTCAGGGTCCGGCGGAAGATTTTCCGCTCGGCGCACTTCATTTCTCGACATCCAGCCAGGTTCACCAGCACGACCCAGCGCCGATCGATACGCGTCGTAACGCGATTTCATATCGCCACGCAGTAGCGGCGTCGCGTCATATGCGACTTTGGTTTTCCCGCGGCTAGCTGTCTTCCGGTTGAATTCCTGCTCGATCTTCGTCATGTGCCGGCCGAGCGTATACCGCACGAAACCGGTGCCCAGTTGCTCCAGGCCATTGCCGAAGCTCGTTTGCTTCTCCAGCTGCCCGATCAGGTAAGGCGGCACGCCGAAAATTCGGGCGACTTCCTCAACCGACAATTTTTTCTGCTCGAGCAGCTGCGCATCCGACGCGGTCATGCTGATCTGATCAACCTTCATCCCACCGCCAATGACGACGGGCGCATTCGAGTTGCTTATCCCGTTGTACCGCTCACGCCACTGATCGCGAATGAGGTTGATCTGATCTCGATCGAGCTTTCCCTCGGTTGTTAACACGATGTCGGGCCGAAGGCCGTCGGTCAGCATGTTCTCGCCCACGTCGTTCGACGCGAGCGCAGTGCTCACCGGCTGCCGGAGGACATGCTGAATCTGCGACATGCCACGCAGGCCGTCGAAGCCGGGACCAGGCACATGGATCATGTCGTCCTGATCGACCGTTTCCGTCGTGCCGTCGACGTTGACGATTTGATAGATCAATCGATCGTCGTGCAGCAGCGGCGACACATTCAGCGGGTGCAGCGGCTCGATCGACTCGACGATCGACGAGAATATCGTCGGTCGATGCAGCCTCATGTAGAGGTTGCCCCGCAACAACAGCGCCTGCGCGCAGAACTCCCAGCCGAGCGCCGCCGACCACCTCGGATGCATCTCTTCATTCAGGAGATGCCACATATCCCCACGAACCGGCGTGGACAGCCCGTCATTGAGGGCATAGGTCTGCAACACCAGTTGCCCGAGCGCACCGCCGATCAACCCGACGCACGCGTATACGGCGCCGATTGCCATGGCGCTACGCTCGCTGACTGCCCTGCCGCCGGGACCACCGCCAGCCAGCCAGCCGTAGCCCTCGGACCCATACACCATTTCGGATACGGGAATTTCCCGGGCCGCAGCAGCTTGCACCTGGCGCGCGGCCTCGCGCTTGGCGCGCCACTCGTTGAGGATCGAAGATCCAGCATTGTTCGGAACGCTCATATCGCAATAATTTCCGGCGAAGGGTCAGGCTGGTGAACAAGGGCACGCGTCGCCGCCATGCACGTCGCGACGATCGGGTCAATTCGCCCCTCCGACGTTTTCTTGTTCGGCCGCATGTTTTCGTTCGTGTCCATCAGCAACGAGACATTGCTCGCACACCAGCGATAGACGGGGTTCGCGTTGTGCCGCAGCCGATTGCTGTAGACAAGCCGCTCCAGCAATTTCGACCCTGGCGACAGGCCGCTGAAGTTCTGCGGCAGCTGGACCATCGGCACGTCATCGTCCATCAGCTCATTGGCAAGGTGCGTCGCATTCCAGACATCGAATGCCACCTCCTGCACGTCAAACGCCTTGCACGCAGCCTTGATCGTCCGGCGCACGACGCCATAGTCCAGCACGTTGCCATCGGTGACGGTTAGCCAGCCGGCGTCTTTCCATTTCGCGTACGGCGCCGCATCGCTATGCGACTGCTCGTCGACCTTGGCTTGCGGGCAGAAGATCCACGCAAGCACAAACCACTCGCCCGTATCAATGTCGTCCGGCGGAAACAGCAACACGAACGACGTCAGATCGCGGGTGCTGGAAAGGTCCAGGCCGCCAAAACACTTACGCCCGCGCAACTCACGCGGATTGAACGGCGCGCCGCACATGTCCCAAACGCGAATATCGAACCAGCTCATCGCACCATTGACCCAGATATTCAGGTCTTTGGTTAGATAGTTCGCCTTCGCGCTGGGCAGCGTTGCTGCCTTCGTGGCCTGCGCCTCCATGTACTCATGGGTCTTGGCGCTGCCGATACTCGGGTTCGCTTTCCGCCAGACGGCGCGATCGAACGGATCGTCGCCGTCGTCGAGCGTGAAAATTACGCCGAAGAACGTGTCATCGACGATGTCTCCGCGAAGGATCTGCACGAGATAGCCGCGAATCTCGGTGCAGATGCCGTCGAGGATGTAGCCAGACGTCGTGATCGCGGACAGCAAGGGTTGCTCGCGGGCGCCGAGCGCCGACTCCATGACATCCCATACCTCTCGGGTCCGATGCGCATGCAATTCATCCACGATGATCGCGCTAGGATTCAACCCGTCGAGCGATTCGGCGTTGGCCGGCAGCGGCTTGAATACACCGCCGCCGGCTACGATGCGCTCCTGATTCGTGCCGTCGTAAATCTTGATCGATCGTGCCAGGCGCGGCGAGCGCTTGACCCGGCGCTTGTAATTCTCCAGAGCAGGCCTAAACACGCTCATCGCCTGTTCGCGCGTGGTCGCGATCGTGTACACCTCGGCGCCGATCTCGCGATCCATCAGGAACAGGTAATCGGCCAAGCCCGCTTTCCACGTGGACTTGCCATTCTTCCGCGCGACTTCCTCGTAGCCGGTTCGGAAGCGTCGCAAGCCCGAATTGCCGCGACGCCACCCGATCAGGACCGCGGTGTAAAACAGCTGCCAACTGTCAAGCTTGAGTGGCGTGCGAGCCAGCTTGCCCTTGATGTGCTGAACCTGGGTTTCGATCCAGTTAATGCAGTGCCACGCATGCCCCGGACTGAATACATAGCCCCGCGCCGGCCCGTCGACCAGATCCTCGTAATGCCGAAGCACCGCGAGGAATTCGAACTCGCCCGCGACGATCTCGCCGCGCAACATCGGCAAGCCATATTCGACGTCCCAGCGCTCCGGCGCGACTGGCGTCAGACCTGCGAGACGCTCGGGTGCGACTGAGCGTGCTCCAGAATCTGATCGAACAAATCGTCCTGCGGATCGTCCGGTTCCATCTTGGATTTCGCTATCACCATCGACGGCAGCGTCAGGCAGGCTTCGGGCAGACATTTCAGAAGACCATCCTTCAGCGCCTTGGCGGCGTAGTACAGCTGGTGCGGCTGTACGTGACCGTTCGGCGTCTTCACCATGAACGAGCCATTGTTGAGTTTCTCGAAATCGCGCAGCTGCAATTCAGCTTTTACCCAGCGCACGAAATCGACACACACCATCGCGAGCACCACGCCGGCAGTTCGGTGCGGCACGCCCGCCTCGCGCAACGACAGGCAGAGGTAGTCCCACACCTTGCGATGCGACGACTCGAAGTGGACGCCGGGCGGCGGCGGCGGCGACTCAATCCGCTTTCCAGCACGCGCAGGGCCGCTCGTCGGTTCGGCGCCGCCGGACGGCATCGCAGTCGTATCGTTCGGCTCCATACGCCGCCTCCAATGAAAAATTTGACTTGAGAGGACTCCTAAGCCCTTTCAGCGTCTCTATGGGGCGATCTCTTTAACCCCCCCCTCTCTGAAAACTGCTCCCCGAAAATTTGGCCCTGAACGGGCGGTCCCGGCCGGGGGGCGCCGAAGAAATGACACCCCCCCGCACCAAAATGGGGACTGTCACGTGTCGCCGCCCCTTCGGCGGCCTGCATGCGACTCGGCGCCCGTCTTGCGCTTGTGGCAGTCGCGGCAGATCGCCTCGAGGTTCGCCGGATCGTCCATGCCGCCTTGCGCCTTGTTCACCTTGTGGTCAACCATGCTTGCCGGCCGCAGCCGACCGGCCCGCTTGCACGGTTGGCACATGCCATGATCCCGCGCGAGGATAGTTTTGCGCAGCTTGTCCCAGCGCGTACCGTAGCCACGCTGGTGCCGATTGCCGCGCTGCTGATCGTCTTGCCAACCGATCGCCTCACGCTTGTGCTCTTCGCAGTAGCCGGGCTCATCGAGCAGCCGGCCGCAGCCGTGATGACGGCAGGGCGTCGGCGGTTTCTTGGGCATACTACGATCCTCGACCAACCACCAACCGATGGAGGCCACATGACACGAGACGAATTGCTGCGAGAACAGACGAATAAAGATCCCGACCTCGATGTCGGGAGGCGTGTTTATTACACGCTCGCGGGCACCAAGACCGGCGACGCCGCAAAGCCGGTGGACCCGATAGCTCACCGGACCGCGATGCTAGTTTCCCTGCTCGTCGACAAGCTCACCCGCGAGGGAAAACTCAACGAGGCCGAGCTCGACGAGATGCTGCTGCAAGTCATCCGGTAGGAAGCGAACGACCGTCAGCCAGCACGCCTCGCGCACCGACTGCTCTTCCCAGTTGCGATGCGCGAGCCACGGATCTGCCCCGACGGCAGCGCGCTCGCGAAGCGTCACGCCGTCGGCATTACCGTGAATCAGGACTTTCCGCACGGCAGCCAGGGCGCGCGCTGCATTCTGCAAATCGCTCATTCGAAGCTCCAATGCAAAAAGCCCCGATGCTTTCGCTATCGAGGCTTTGAATTCCCTGGACGTGCAGCAACCCGACATCAGTCGCGCGCACTCGGTATGAACCGGAACCAGATTGTGGGGCTGAGTGTAATCGACCTATTCGCGATTCGCAAGCGGTTGTTCATCCAAGTCTGCCGCTGCACGCGATTCGGCGAGGCGATCAATGACTGCCTGCATCGAAACATACTCACGTCGCGGCGCCGCAACGGAAAGCGCATTGACGAGCGACTGCTTGGCGCGAGCCATCCAAAGATCAAATGTCGAGGTGGGCCGCGGCTTAATACCAAGCCGCCTGCAAATGACGAAAGATGGCTTGCGCCAAACGTAGTGCATCTTGAGCATCTGGCGCTCGATAGGCATGATCGTACGCATTGCCTGCTCGACACGCGCCGCGTCAGCGAGATCCATCGCGGAGTTGACCGGCTGGCCACGTACCGATGGAAAGTAGATGTTAGCGACCAAGCCGCTGCCGCCCGGCGCCTCACTAAAGCCGCCAGTCCAAGCACGCGCCCAATTTTCCAATCGCATTTCGATCGACATAATTTCCCCCCGTTAATCCGAATATTTCCCAACGTGCGCGCGGCAGTAGCCACGCTGCGATGAACCAGCACCGATCAGGACCGTTGCTTGATTCGTGCAGCGGCATCCGTTCTCGACGTGAGCGCACTGGCGCGTGTCCGCAGCCGGGCGCACTGGCTCGCCCGCGTTCGCAGGTTTCGCCTTCGACTCGATGGCGGCATTGCGCCGAGTGCGCAGCTCGTCCCAGTTCTTCCGCAGGCGAGCGGGCGAATTGATGACGCGCGCCCAGAATTTGTCGCGCAGCGCGAAGCCGACCAACGCGGCCATTTGCGCATGCGTCCGCCCGTCGACGCCGACCATGGCCTCGGCATCGCAAGCCCAGACGTCGAGATCCGGCCGCTTGAATGTCGGATCGAGAGTGAGCAGCCGGTCCAGCATCCACGCCGCGAACGACAGCCCCGGATTTTCGAATTTCCCTCTCTGATCGCCGCTGCCCGTCCTAACCACCTCGGTATGAGAGAGAGAGGGTTTACTCGTATCTCTGTTTACTGGGTAGTTAGTTGGAACGTGGTGCCAGTAACTTTTTACCGATTCGCCGGTTTCTCCCCCTGGCGGGGAGTTGCTGGCACGTGGTTCCGGTTCTTCGCTGGAGTTACTGGCACGTGGTTCCAAACTGCCTATTTTTTGCGCATCATCGGAACCTGGTGCCGAAGATGGAACGCTGGTCGATTCATCGCTGGCCGCAAGGTCCATATCGATGCGATCGCGCTGCTGAAGCGCGGCACCTTCCGGAATCGACAGACGATAGTGCGCATGTGCCCACTGCCGGTCCGGCCGACGAGATTTCCACCGCGTCAACCAACCAAGCTCGACGGACAACGTTAGATGCTTCGACACGGCCCGCACGGAGAGCGACGCCAATTCCGCGATTCTGTCGAGCGAAGGCCAGCAGGTTTCATCGATGCCGTTCGTATGCTCGCCAACAACAAACAGCACGAGCTTCGTAGTCGCGGGCAAGTCGCTGCACATCATTGCGCGACGCCAGGTGTAAAAGGGAGAGACGGTTGCCATTCGTTAATCCGAGCCCGGGCCTGCGAAATTCTCGAACCGGGTAGTTGCATTTTGGAAAGCGAGGCGGACGGTCCCGATTGGGCCGTTTCGTTGCTTCGCGATGATGATTTCGGCGGTGCCGCGATCCGCGCTGTCGGGGTTATAGACTTCGTCGCGGTAGATGAAGAGGATCACGTCGGCGTCCTGCTCGATGGCGCCGGACTCGCGCAGATCGGACATAACGGGACGTTTGTTCGGACGCTGCTCAAGGCCTCGATTCAGCTGCGAGAGCGCAATAATCGGCACATTCAACTCTTTAGCGATCTGCTTGAGCGCACGCGAAATTTCCGCAACCTCGCCCGCACGCATCTCGTTATTGCCGTCGCCGGACATCAACTGCAAATAGTCGACGACGACAAGGCCCAGCTGGCCGCGCTGTCGATGCAGTCGGCGCAATTCGGCCTTGAATTTCGAGGGCGTGATTGCCGAGCTATCGAGAATTTCGACAGGCGCGTCCGCCATCAACTCGACGCCCCGCGTCAGTCGCGGCCAGTCGTCGTCCTCGAGGCGGCCAGTGCGAAGCCGGTTTTGCGAGATCCGCGATTGCGACGCGAGCATGCGCATGGTCAGTTGCTCGGCCGGCATTTCCAGCGACAGCACACCAACCGGCAGGCCCAAATCGATCGCCACGAATTCGGCAATGTTCATCGCCAGGGACGTCTTGCCCATCGACGGCCGACCGCCGACGACGATCAGCTCGCCCCCATGCATGCCGTCGAGCCGACTGTCGAGATCGATAAATCCTGTCGACGTGCCCGTGATGCCACCTCGATTCGGGCGGTGAAATAGCTCGTCGATGCGCTCGACAACACGCGTCAGCGACGGTTGCATCGGCTGGAAGCCGGCCGACGATCGCGCACCAGCGTCCGACAGGCGAAGAAATGCCGCCTGGGCCATGTCGATGATTTCGGACGCGTCTTTGCCGTTCGTGTTGTGACATTGATCAATCACGGCTCGCGCGGCACGAACGGCCCCGCGCAGCTGCGAACGTGATCGAACTATGCTCGCATAGCGCTTGAGGTTCGCGGCAGTCGGCGTAGCACCGACTAAATCGTTGAGATAGCGAAGCGGCTCGGAAATCGTTGAATTGATCGATTTCAGCCGCTCGAAGACAGTGACGACGTCAGCCGGGCGCTGGTTGACGATAAGATGCGTAATTGCGGAAAAGATCGCGCGGTTTTCTCCGACGGTGAAATCCTCTGCGGACAATTCCGCAGCGATCACGTCGTATGCGCCGTTATCAATCATGAGCGCGCCTAATACGGCTTGCTCGGATTCAACGGACGCAATTATCCCGCGCGCCTCAGCTTCATTGCTGGCGCCCATCATTACTCCGGGTTAAAGCGCGTCAGCGCCGGTTAATCAGGTGCGAGGAATTCGGGCGAGGACCCCTGCTTTCGCATGTAGACTTGGTAGTTCTCACACAACCAATCTCCCCGGGGTCCTCATGGAAAACGAAAAACTTCTGCGCGAACTCGACAGCTTCCGTTTCGGTACGCTGGCCGCACTCGCGTCACTCAAAGCTGCGATTCAGGAAACGCCGAACTTCAATCAAACCGTGCTGGAGGATTGCGTCTCGTACTTCCTGGCGAATCCATCCAACGCTGTCGACAAGGAATCGTTCGAAGGACCGTTGCGCGCACTGCTCGCCGACCGCACCGATTTCCTCAAAGCCGTCCTGCATCGGTAACAGATAGCCGACCTGCTATTGAGATCGTCCAACGCTCGTTTTCAGCTGCGACCGACGCTACGTAGTCGATGCGCTCGCTCAGCGCTTCCATTTGTGCGGCGTTTGGCACGGTGCGCTTCGAGTGCTCGGCCAAAGCCGGCCGAATCAGGAACAGGACGAATCGGGCGTACAGGCTTTTCATGTCTGGAAACCTCTTTTATGTCTGCGGCCGGTCGACGCGTCAGCGCGGTTTGATGACGAGAGCACGAGCCGTTTGAACAGCGACTTCGATCTGCCGCTGACTATCTCGGGCAGCCCGCTCGATCGCGTCGACCTCGTGCTGCTCGATGATGCCGTCGTCAACGGCCTTATGGATTTCCTCGGCAAAGCGGCCGGCATAGCCACTCACCACGAGCGCGGCCGAAATGAGCGAGTTGAAATCGGAGGGCGTCGCTCCGTCGATGGGCGCGCCGGCAACCAGGCCAAAACGCGCATTCAACGCATGCAACGCGTCGAGGGCATGCGGCTGGTTCTTCTCCTGCATCCACTCCATCAGCATTTCGAACATTTCGCCCGTGATGCGCGCGCCCTCGACCTCGCGCAGCTTGAGACGCAACGATTCGCCCGTCACGCGAATTCCACGCCGCTCGGTCAAATAGCGGGCCGCGTCTCCAACCTTCCCCGGGGTTTTGGACACCGACTTGTAGAGGACGTCGGTCCATTCGGAGTCACTGTATTGGTGAGTCATTTGTGCCCTTGAATTTCACTGATTTTCATGCTGTTAACGTGGCCGGGCTTCACATACGATGGCGCCTCAACTTCACTCGAGACCCAGTTCATGCAAGCCAGCCACCCCTACGATTTTCACTGCGGGTTCTGCGGATTTATCCGCAAAGAAACGATCGAAAAAGCGCTAAGCGGTCGACTGGACCCGCCAGTCTGGTGCCCTGACTGCCGCCACCCGATGCAGCTGGACGACTACGACGTCGAGAAGGAAGCGAAAAAGGCTGGCTTGATACCTATCGACGACTAACGTCATGCGGCCTCCCGAGTGCCTACGGCGGCGCTGCCCGACCGGCGCAAGTAGGCCCAATCGACAGCAGGGGCAAGATCCTCACACCGCACCACACCACCGCTCTCGCGATCGATGTTGATGCAGAGCGATTCGCCGAGTTGCTGGCCGGTGCTGATCGCTTTCCGGAGATAGCCGACGGTCGTGCCGCAGCGCGACGCGAAATCGCGCTGGTCCGCCGTCGACAGGGAGTTGAGCAGTGCAAGTAGCTTGTCCATGACCAATATTACCATACAGTAATGCAAACACAACACCGTCTAGATATTTACTCAAAGGTAATGCCCCCGGACAATGGGCGCATGGATACGATTGCGAACCGAAGAGCCCGCTTGGCAGAGTTGATCTCCAGGTTCGGGAGTCAAGCTAACTTTTGCAGGCAGACGGGAGAGAATCAGGGGGAAATTTCCGCACTGCTGAGGGAGAAACCGTTCGGCGAAAAGAAGGCCCGTAAGCTGGAGCGGCTTGGCGGGGTAGCGCCGGGCTGGCTCGACCTACCGCCAGGAAGCGGCGATCATCTCACCGATGGGAGAGAATCGGTGAGCGCACGACCAATCCTCGTGTGGGATGACGCATCAGAACTAAGCGAAGAATACGTATTGATTCCAAGACTTGAAGTCAAAGCGTCGGCCGGCAACGGTAAAATTGTCTGGCACGTCGACGAAAAAGGGCAGAAGCAGGCGTTCAGGAAAAAGTGGTGCGAACGACTTGGCATCCGTCCAGAGCACGCCGCAACAATCGTCGCGGAAGGGTCCAGTATGGAACCTCGCATCCGTGACGGGGACTCACTGGTAGTCGACTACAAGTCCATCGAGCTCATTTCGGGGAAGGCCTATGTGATCTCGTTCGGCGGCGAAGTCTACGTCAAGAGGCTATTTAAGCTGCCTGGGAGTGGCTTGAGCATTCGTTCAGACAATCCCGACAAGGCGCTCTATCCCGACATGGTGCTTACGCGAGAGAACGCCCAGGATGTTGAAATCATCGCTTTGGTGGTCGCTGTTAGCGGGGCCATCTAACTCATGCGAGGTCGCGCGGATGAACTATAGGATTTGGCTTGGTGTCGCCGTGGTTACTACCTTGCCGGCTGTTGCAGCGTGCTCCTATTCCAGCGCCGACCTGCGAGCGAAAGAGCCCGTCTTCTCAGGTTCAACACGAAAGCCACTGCCCGACTACGCAGGCTGCGTGCAAGAGGGTTGGCTGGGATTGGGGATTTCTGCGATCAACTACATTCCGAAGGGCGCTGGCGTCTCACTGTCCGTCAACGGTATCGCCGGCTCGGATCTCTTGCTGGACAGCCAACCCACCAACGACGGCTCTCGCGTCTTGATTTTCAGCCGGCTGCCGTACGGATACGACAGCGCAGTAGCTGAGGCGAAAAAGTGCCTTTGACGTCTGACCGAGGCCGGTAACGGCAGGTCAGCTTTCCCATGGAATGCCCGCCTTCAGGCGGGCTTTTTTTCGTCCAGCGGACGCCGAACCCACCGTCCCACCCGGCCGAGCAGGGCAAAAAAAACGCGCCGCGCGGAAAACTTCACCATTTAGTATTGACGTTGAATTTTACCATTTGGTAATATCCCTCCCAAGTCGACTGACCCGCCTCCGGGAACCAGCCGCTACTTCCACAAGGGGATTGCCATGGACGAAGCACTCGCAGTTTTCGGCGCGCTGACCCTGATCGGCGTGGTTTTCGGCCTGATCTGCTACTCCGGCCTCCGCGCACTGCGGAAAGCGCAGTCCCGCCAAAACAACCGCGGCCGCTGAGCCCTCAGACGGGATGCCTGAATAGCCGGCTCGGCGGCTCTAAAAAGCCCGTACTCCTTCAACTGTAGTAACAGGCGTCCCCTCTGAGTGTTCGATTCAACTTACAGGAGAAATCCGATGCTCCAACAAATCATCCGCCGCATGAAGCCTGCGGCCCCGGCCCCGTATCGCTGGGATCTGAAGCAGCGCGCGAATCCCGAGCTCGCGTCGAAGATCCGTTTCGCCAAACTGCGCCGGCGCGCTCGAACAGTGTTTCGTTGGAGCCGGAATGGGCTGGCGATCCTCGGTTGCTTCTTCATTTACCTGCTGGCGGTTGGCTTCCACCAGTACGCCGAGCTGGACAGAACAGCCGCCGGGGCATGCGTAATTAGCCGCTGCACCTGATCCTGCATCTTCTCCCCATCGCGCTATGCGCTGCAACCTTCGCACTACTTACTTTTCAGTAAATGCGACCGCGCCCATGGAAAAGCACACCTTACCTCGCCATCTGCTTCGCGCCGAATGGCAATTGCTTCGGATGAAAGGCGACTTTGACGTTGCCATCCGACGCGAAGCGACGGTTCGCCTGCTCGAATCTTCCGCACGCGCGCGCGCCGAACGCGACGCCAAGCGTGTTGACCTGAAGCGAATCCAGGCCGGCGACGAGGACTGAATCATGCCGCGATGCCATGTCCGCTGCGCGAAATGCCGCGCCCGCCGCTGCCTAAAACGCCACCCCGATCGCTACGAACGTCTGCCGGCCTGCCGCACGTGCGGCCACCGCACGTATCGCGTCGACCGCTGGATGAACCGGCGGAATACCACCCGCATGGCTTGCATCTGCGCCGGCTACTGGTTTCCCCACCGCCGCGGCTCGCTCTATTGCTGGCATCGAGCCGACGGCACGAATCGATACCCCGGCGATCCCGATTTCAGGGATCGCAATTACGACGGCCTCGCGGCCGCTTGACCATCCCTCCCCGGAGAAATAGCGCCATGTCCTTATTTACGGCGCTGCACGACATCGCTCGCGCAGCCAACATTTCCGTCCTGATTTCCGCCGAAGGTGACGATCGCATCCGCGTTCATGTTACGCCGGTCCAGTCGGCGAAGGCAGAGAAAAAGCTTTGGCCCCTGTCGCTCGTCGGTACGCCGGCCGAACTCGACGAGCAGTTCGCAGCGGCTGTCGCAGCATATCAACCGGGCGCGCTGTCGGTACTCGACCAAGCGCTCGCGTGCGCAGCCGCGAACTCGACCAGCAAGGCGGCGCCCGCCGCACTTCCGGCACCCGCATCCGCCACCGCAGCATCGGATAAACCCCGCCGCGGGCGACCGCCGAAAAACAAGACCGCTGACGACACGCCTGCGGCAGCGACGCCCGAGCCGCAAGCGGACCCCCGCCAGCTGTCCATCACGGACGACACCCCGCCCAATCCGAACGACGACGTTCGCGAAGAACGGGATGGAGAGCCCGAGACGGCGAGCAATGGCGTCGCAGCCACTACGGCCGAAGGTGCCGGCCTCGACGTGTGGTGAGCGAGGACGCCATGCAAATCGAAAACCTGCAACGCGAGTTCTCGTACAACGGGGCCAAGCTGGCCGACCCGGCGCCGAACATGACGCCGAACCAGATCCGCGAATTCTATTCGCAGACCTACCCGGAGTTGACCAACGCCGAGGTGGAAGGGCCAGTCATCAACGGAAATCGCAGCGTGTACACGTTCCGTCGCGCAGTCGGCACGAAGGGCACCGGCGGCGCCACTGAAGAACTCGACACGCCGCAGAAGATCAGCGCGGTGCTGGCAGTCGTCGTGCCCGGCGCCATTCGAACCTACCTTGTCGAGCTGGATCGCTTCGCGAGCGCGCATGTCTGCCCGTTGCTCGACGAAGAGGTCGCATTTATCGACGCGCTGCACGCGCGTTACGCGAAGTAGCGCCATGACGCTGAGCGAACTGAGAAAGCGTCTCCGCGAAGACACGTTGTCGCCGCCAGCGCTTGTCATCAATTCGAAGGACGTTCACTCGCCGCTTGCGATTGCAATCAATTCGATTGCGACCGGAAGAGGAACCATCGGCGCACGCCTCCATCTGCCCTCTGAAATCGTTCCGCTCTTGCCATGAGTATCTTGCCCACCATCCTTCCACGCATCGCGGCAGAAGTGCCGGTCCAGTATGTGACCGGCCACAACAGACCGTTTGCGCGCAGTTTGGCGCTCGCTCTGTTGAAGGGCCGAACCATCACCAAGGAAGACGCGTCGATGTTGAATGCGTCGAGTGGCGAACTGCAACTTTCTCAGATCACACTCAATCGCGTTTGGTCGAGCATCACCAGCAGGGTTCGAAGCTTCGACTGGACCTTACGAATCGTTGGTGAGAAGAATGACCCTGACGCGGCATGGCTCACGGTAGCTAGTCGCGGCGGCCCTTCGACGGCACCAATCCGAACTATCGGCGCCGGAATTATGCGGCTTGAAGACGCTGCGGCAGGGCTTGGCCAAACCGTATTGGCGGTGCTCTATGAAGCGTGCTCGCACTACCTCCCGGCGGTCTGCACCCCTCAAGAAGCGATTGGCCTCGCCGAATACATGTACTGGTATGGAGAGGTCGACGAGTTCGGCGCACTGGAGGAACTATCTTGCTGCCACGACATGGCAATGCCGGATCGGAATTCCGAACAAGACGTCGCTGAATTTTTCGCCGCGTGCGATACACCGCGTCGCGCCGAATTCTTCTCTGACGCACCCGAATGGGCCTGCTACCCGCAGCGCGTACTAACCGCAGAACAGGTCAGCCACGTCCGAAATTTCGCCACCGATCAAATTTATGTCGACCTGATCGCAGACACCTGCGACAAGATCCACGAATGCGTGACGTCGTGCGGGCCGTTCGCGCAGGTAGGGGCCGTAGATGCGATGGCGACTCCGATCGACTATGGCATGTACGTGCGCTGGAGTGAAGACGATAGCACTACGCGAATTCTTGACGATCACTGGCATTACGCCACCCAAGGCGAAACCCTTGACGCCATGACGTGCGTTAGGTTTTCAATGAAAGGCGGCGATATCTCTCGCTGGCTGCGCCGGATGGATAGCACCGCACGCCTCGCTGAGCATGTTGAAGAACTAATCATGATGCTCTCTGGCGTGCATCCCATTGCGGCTCGGGTGCGCGTATGAGCAGCGTTCAAATTTCAGGCGGCGATGACGACCTCACGCTGACGCTCGACGCGGCTCTCCTACTTTATCGCGGTCGGGCCGGCATCAACGGAGCCGAGAAGGTTTACGTGACGCGCCACGCCGTTCGCGTGGTCGATGGCGAAGCCACTCTCATGGCAGGGCACGCGGTAACTAAACAGGATCTCGCGCGCTTCGCCGAGGCAGCGTCTAAGCAACTCGGGGGAGCGTTCTTCATTCACGAGCGCGCCATTTTCTCCGCACCCGGCGTAACCGCCTGGTGGGCGCCAGCCGCAATCCGCCCGACCTGGTTCAAAGCAGAAAAGCCCATTGGCGAACGCCATGGCAACGCGAGCCACCCCGCGCTCCTGTTTATCGCAGCGGGCGCAGAGAGGTTCGTATACGCGCTCGACGAAAGCAAGCGGCCGAATCCTGACACGCGCATTTATCAAGCACCGTACTTCAACGTGTCCGACGATGGCTGGATCTGCACAGGCAATGTCGATTGCGACGAACAACCCATCGCATCCGACGTCGAGGCATACGAGAACAAAGATTTCTTCCGCAGCCGCTTCACACATACCAATGCCGATCGGCTCATCGCTGGCGGTAGCGCCGTCCGCCTCTGGATGGATTTGCTTGACGGCGCGCCCTTCCCAACCGATCGCCTCATTCCACTCGACACGACGGTCGGCGCGGTCATTAAACGCATTACCAACCGGAGCAACTGACATGTCCACCAACTTCGCCGCCATTCAGTCGGAATTCGATGCGTCGACCAGCGCGACCCTGAAAGACCTTGGCGCCATCCTGACTAAATTCGGCGTCGACGTCGCAGCAGCCGTTGCAGCCGCCCAAGCGCGCCCGATCGCAGCAGCGGCCGACGACGAGAAAATCGCGCTCGACAATGCCCTGTTCGATAGCGCCCCGGTCGCAGCCGTTCCGGCCCATGCCGAATTCGCACCGCTTCAGGACATCGGCCACCGCTTCCTGATCGCAGCCGAAGGCATGTTCATCGAGATCCGGCGCCCCTGGCTTCACCTCATTCAGCAGATCAGCACCATCGAGGGCGCCACGCGACCACCCTACGGGAAAATCGAACCGAAGATGGAGTTCGCATTCGGGCGCCTGGGCGCAGCTCAGCATCTGTTCCGCCGCTTCGGCGAAGAAGCCAACAGCGCATCGCCCAAGGAACACGCGGCCTGGATCATCTGGAACGACCGTGATCGGCAACTCGAATACAAGCCTGTCTCGATCAAAAGCGCCACGCCCGACTCGCTCGATATCGACCGCCCTGCCCTCGCCGCGCACGAGAGTCTCGTCGTCGATCTGCACAGCCACGGCATCGACCCGGCATTCTTCAGCCCGACCGATGACGCAGACGATATCGGCGAAGTCAAAATTTCGGGCGTTATCGGCGGGCTCGCTGCCGGCACTGAAAAGACCGTCGTATTCCGTCTGTGCGCCCTCGGCCGCGCCATCCACCTCAAAGTGCCTGTGACCGCTTTTTTCCCGGCCATCGAACCCGCCGAGGCCACAGCATGAACCAACTCGACATACTCGAACTCGCAGCAAAGGCGGCCGGCTGGGAATCACGTCGCTACACCGTTCGCGACCTGACCGTGCTGCACGTGCGCGCCCATCGAGATGACGCGTGGCGCCATTTCGATTCTTTCGCCTCAGCAGGCGACGCGCTCGAACTCGCCGCGGCGGCACGGATCGACATGCATCACGGCGGCGACTTCGCCGGAGCGTATGCAGGGACCGGCGCATTTCGTCAGTTTTCCCATGACGATATCAGCGATTCGAGCGATTACCGCAACCCGCATGGAGAGCGCATGCGTGCGATGCGCCGAGCGCTAACCGAGTGCGCGGCCAAGATCGGGCGCGACATTGGCGAGCCGTGGTGGAGGACGCTGTAATGCATCGCACACCGGCTCGATTTATTGGTGATCGCCGCGTCCGAACCGTTGTCGTCGGTTGCGGCGGCACCGGCTCGCAGATGCTGACTGGCCTGGGGCGCCTCAACCACGCATTGCTCGCTCTAGGCCATCCGGGCCTGGACGTGACGGCGTTCGACTCGGACACCATCAGCAATGCAAACGTCGGCCGGCAAATGTTCAGCCCGGCCGACGTCGGCCGGCACAAAAGCGTGGTGCTGGTGCATCGGCTCAACGCATTTTTTGGCACGAACTGGACTGCCCGGCCCGTTCATGCCGGCGCCGACGAGCTCGTTCGCGGCGCCCCGGATCTGGTGATTATGTGCGTCGACAGTGCAGCTGCACGCGCGAAGCTTGCCCCGATCTTGTGGAAGTCGAATTGCTACGTGATGGACCTCGGCAACCGGGCCAGCGACGGCCAGGTCATTTTCGGCGCGTCGCGCGACGCCGAAGGCAACCGAACCGCGGATCAGAAAGATGGATCGCCGCTGCCCTGGCCTTACGCAATGCTGCCCGAACTCGTCGACGAGTGGGCACCCGAGGACGACACGCCAAGTTGCAGCCTCGCCGAAGCGCTCGAGCGACAGGAGCTATTTATCAATCAGGCCGTCGTCACCCAGGGCCTGGCCATCCTCTTCGAATTTTTCCGACACGCGCGCCTAACCTGGTGCGGCGCGTTCGTCAATCTGAAAACCGGCAACGTCCGGCCGATTAATGTGCCGGCGGCGCCGGCAACCGCCACGGAAGAAAAATAACTATGGCAAAGAATTCTGTTGAAGCTTACGGGGCCGAGGGCAAAACGAATTTGCTCTATTTCGATCCGGAAAAGCTTGTGCTGGTGACCGACAAAAACTCGCCGCTTTACGACGATCGCGTTCACCTGCCAGTCGACGAGGTAATGGCGCATAGCATCGACTATCAGGGCGTCCAGCAGGCTATCTCCATTTCGAAAAACCCCGAGACGGGCGAGACGGAAGTCGCGCTCGGCCGACAGCGAGTTAAAGCCGCGCGCCTCGCAAATGTCTGGCGCGCAAAACGCGGCGAGCCGCTGCGGCAGATCCCCGCCGTCGTGTTCCAAGGCAAGCGCGAGAACGCGATCGAATCGATCGTTGCCGAGAACGAGCAACGTCAAGCCGACACGCCCCTCGGCCGTGCCGAGAAGATGCGCCAGGTGCTCTCGCTGGGCCGCAGTGAAGGGCACGTTGCGATGGTCTTTCATTGCTCGGTCGCGACAGTGCGTTCCACGCTCGCACTGCTCGAATGCTGCAACGACGTGCAGAAGGCCGTCGAAAGCGGAAAAGTGCCGCTCACCCATGCGAACAAGCTTGCCAAGATGAAGCCCGATCAACAACGCGAGAAAGTGCGCGAGCTGGTCAAGGCAGCTGACACGCAGAAGCCCCACGAGCGCGCTCGCACGCAGCGCGCCGTCATGGGCGATTCGACGCCCCGCATCAAGACGCGGAAGCAAATCGAAACCGAGTTGCAAACCAGCACCGGCGACTATGCGGAAGCGCTCCGCTGGGTTCTCAGCATTGAAGATCAGGGAGATACGGCATGAAATCACTACCCAATATCAAGCCATCCGCCGTGCGACGGCTCGCCGACTGGCTGCTAAGCGCACCGGACAACACCGAAGCATCACGGCTCGCAAGCCCATCGACGCCCACCGCACCCGAGTTATGCGATGCTGACACGTCCGACAGACCCAAGCCGACATTCACGCTTACCGGCGCCCAGCTGCTCGAAGCGCTGGATCTCGTCGCACCGGATCGCACGGTCGACCAACTCGAGTGCGAGGCATCATTTCAGTACGGCGATGGCCACGATGGCAAAGGCATGTATTGCTGGATCACCGAATACCCGGAAGAAGGCGCGACGAAACTCGAGAGCTCGATCGCGCAGCCCATTGCAGCCTCGGTCGCCACGCTGGTAATGCAGCCTCTCACCAATGCCGCGATGCGGGAAGCACTCGACGAATTCGAGTTGATCTGCGAGAACAACGACGTGCGCAGGCTGACCGACGCCGAGAAATACGCCGCCCAGGAATTCGCGCTGAGCCTAGTTCACGCCGATCCTTCCGGCGCCCCGGTCGCCGAGCCGACATGCAAACACATCGCGACATGGGCCGATGGCAAATGCACGGACTGCGGCGCGCAGGTCGTCTCTGATGACGAGCTGACGCAGCGCGCTCTCGCCGATCGCGACATCGATCTGTTCGGTCAGGCGTTCATGATCGACGGAAAGCGCATCGACCCCGAGCGCGTCTCGATCCTGAGCAAGCATGCTGTCGCCGCTGATGGGACGCCCACGGACGATCTGCTGCAACTCGATGTGCTGCTCGCCAAGTTCCACGAAGCGATCTGGCGTGCGGGATGGCGCGCCGGAGCCGGAGACGATGACTTGATCGATTTCGACTTGGCAGGCAAGGACGAGGCCAAGGCAATTCAGCGCCATGCTCGGGCCATGCTCAATGCGCGCGCAGCAGTATCGCCGGCCACGGCCGACACACCGCTGAACGGGATTGCCGCAACGATGTTTCACGGCGAAGGCGCGATTGCTCGATGCTCGTATTGCGGCCGCTATTCGCTCGACCCGAAAACGCTGGGTGATCGCCAGCCGAAATGCGAGTGCGGCGAAAAAGACGGATGGAGCGGAAGTTTCGAGAAGCCCCGTCCGGATGCGAACTGGAGCGGCGCTGCGCCGGCCTCGGCGCGCGAGCCGAGCCCGACAGCCGGCATGAACTCGGGCGAGCGTATCAAGCACGTCGGCGGCCGAGAGAATGCGGCCGGCTACATCGAGTTCGGAAGCGTCGCTGCGGTGGATGCGCTGATCAAGCAAGTGATCCGAGATTTGCCCCGGCCTTCCCCTTCCGATGCAATAGATACGGCGCTGCTGAGGGAAGCCCTGGACGACCAGTGCGCATTCCAGGCCGAGATCGATCGCCTGCGCAAGATCATCAACACGCCGCAGTCAGGTAACTTTCTGCGTGCTGTGAGCATCGAGGCCGAGCATCAGCGGCAACGATGGAGCAGTGAGCACGACAGCGGCAAAACGCCGGCCGACTGGTTCTGGCTCGTCGGCTATCTCGCCGGCAAGGCGCTCACGGCAGCGAACGCCGGCAACGTCGAGAAGGCAGAACACCACGTCATCACGACAGCAGCCGCGCTTGCGAACTGGCACCTCGCTATCTTCGGCCAGACCGACATGCAGCCAGGCATCCAACCGCCGCTCGACGATGCACGCAAGCGAGAGAAATCGTGACAGTCTACGTCGACGACATGTATCTATTCCCGGTCGGCGAGTACCGGACGGCCTCGGGCCGCATCTACAAGATGTCGCACCTGATCGCGGACTCGACCGAGGAACTGCTCGCGATGGTGCGCGAGATCGGCGTGAATCCGAAATGGATTCAGCACGCCGGCACGCGCGACGAGCATTTCGATATCGCCACCGTCAAGCGCGCCGCGGCCATTGTCGCGGGCGCTGTGCCCATCACCTACCGACAGCGCAGCGCAATGAACAAGCGCCGGCGCGTCACGGGCCAACTCGGCTCGCCTGACGATGCTGTCGCATGGCTTCAAGCGTTTGTCGAGCGACGAGGCGCCCAAAAGCGGGCGCGCGTCATTCCGGAGGACAGCAAGTGAATATGAGCGAACCCGAAGAATTCCTCGCCGAACTCCGGCGCCTGGTCGCCGCGCTCGAACAGCCCAAGAAGCTCGAGGAGACGCTGTGGAACACCGAGCAAATCGCCAAGTGGTTCGGCTTGTCAAAAGCTACGGTCGAGTTGCGTGTCGTCACTCGCCCGGATTTTCCCCCGGGCGTCCGCCCCGTCGACACCCCGCAGGCTCAGCGCCGCTGGTTTGCGAGCGACGTGGTGGATTGGGCGCGCCGCAACCGAGGCCACCTCCCTACGCCCCGCAAGGGCCGGCCTCGCAAGGTGGGCTAATCGAGGCGGGCCGCCAGTTCGGCGGCCGTTTCATTGTAGTAAATCATTAGAGATTTCACGTCGCGATGACCAATCATTCTTGCTAGCGCGAGCACGTGCAACTTCCGTGACAATCGCGTCGTTGCCTCATGTCGCGAGTCGTGAAAATTCAGGTCCTTCAACGCCGGCATCGTTTTCACCGCCGTTTTCCGCGCTTCCCACCACGCATGTTTTAAGCTCGAAAGCGTGATTGGAAAACACCTCAAATCGGAATCACTCCGGGGCAACGCATGCAACAATGCGACGGCCCGTGTTGATAGCGGTACGTCGCGCGCATCGCCGTTCTTTGAATGTGCAACATGCACGTAGCGCTGGTCAGGAAACGCATTTGGCCATGTTAGGGCGATGATTTCACCGCGTCTCATTCCAGTCTCTATCGCAAACATGAACGCTATCGCGGTGAAATGCCTCGCATAGACAGGTAATTGCCCATCTGACCAGCCAAGAGCGGCAACCATTACGCGCGCCTCTTCATCAGTCACGCGCCTGTTACGCGATGGCGGATCGTCCGGTCGGTCAATCTCGTGAACCGGATTGATGGACAACCATTTCCACTTATCGATTGCCGCCTGGAATACAGCCGACATTAGGGTGAGGTCGCGATTCACGGAAGACGACTTTACGATGCTCAGCCGCCTATCTCTCCACGCCTCAATTGCCCCCGGCTCGATCTTCTGAATTCTCTCTCCGACGAAATCTAGTTCTTTCCGCAAAAACTCGACCCTTTCGACGTTCCAAGCGTGGCTGGCCTTGCTCGGTGAAATCTTCAACAAATATTCATCGAAAGCATCCGAGAGCGTTTTAACCACTTTCGCGGTTGCCCGGCGCGTCCCTTGGTCGATCTCCGCCTCGATCTTCGTGGCCCACACAACCGCCTCTGCTTTCGTGTCAAACGTTGCAGACGCTCGCACACCCCTTTTCGCAATCTCGGCTCGCCACGTCGCTCCACGCTTTCGATATGTTGCCAATCCCCGTCCCTCCAAGGCGTAAATTTGGCGTACCCGGTAGCTAGATTTTGACGGAAAGCGGGGTAATTTGCGAGCGAGGCACAAGCGGGAAATTGCCCCAAAGGCATACCAGTTAAAGGCTTGAAGGATTCTGAGGAAGTTTGCAAAACCCCTTGACATTCCCATCGTTGGAAGGTTGATACTGATTACCTCGTCGGCTTAAGGCCGCACCCGACCGGTTTTCACGATGACTGATCTGTCCAATCCCGCGCCCCACCAGACAACCGAGTTGCGCATCGAGGGCATGACCTGCGGCGGCTGCGCGCGCCGTGTCGAACGCACGCTCGCGCAGATTCCCGGCGTCGCGACGGCGCAAGTCGATCTCGAGGCCAAGACGGCAAGCGTGACCTGCCTGCCCGACGTCGATGCGAAGACGCTTGCCGAGGCGGTCACGGCAGCCGGTTACCCGGCGCGCGTCCTGCCGCGGCACGATGCCTCCGGCACGCCGCCCGCGCCGCAGCCCACGACATCGCCCGAATCGCCCGTGGGGTCCGACGCCGGGCCCGCGACGCACGTCCTTGCCGTGCGCGTCGGCGGCATGACCTGCGGCGGCTGCGCGCGACGCGTCGAGCAGGCCCTGGCCGGCGTGAACGGCGTCGTGCACGCGCGCGTCGATCTGGGCGCCGCGACGGCCACCGTCGAAGCGGACCATGAGGTCGGCGCGCAAACGCTGATCGACGCCGTGGCGGCCGCGGGGTATCGCGCCGAGCCCGCCCACGCCGTGCCATCCGCCGCGGCGGCGCGCGCATCCGAGGCCGCGGC